CTGTGTATGTGCCGTCAGCGTTTTGGACAAGGCCGCCTTCAGCATAACCCGTGACAGACCCTCCCTTAGCCATCCTCTGAGCATACTTATCCGTCACAGCGTTGTACTTCATCATCAACGCTGGTGAGCTATTAAGAAAGTCATCAAAGCCCTGCATAGGGCCGTCGTAGCCCATCTTACGAGCCAGTATTTCACGCTGCTTAGAGGTAAAGGATGTTTTCATATTCTTCCTATTAAATGTCGCTCAAGAACAAAGCCTTCTCAGCTTCTCTGCGCCTGACTAGGCCAGGCAACACTTTGCCGCCACCTTTAGTCCAAGCCATAAAGCTGTCTGCTGCTTTCTCCCAATCCTGTCTGTTGATAGCCATACGAATGCTAGAGCGTTGAAAATTACCTAGCCCAGCATTAAAGGCAAAAGAGACACAAGCGTCGAATGCTCCTTGACGACCAGCAAGGATAGGAGCAAGACGAAGTACACCTCGCTCAAATAATTCAATGTCTTTCTCAAAAAGCTCGTTAATTTCATCTTTGCTCCACACTCTGTTATCCTTTTTCTTAAGAGGATATTCCTTGCGAATTATGCCAGAGTAGTTGTCATTTCTGATAACAGGGAGCTTAATCTGTTCTTGATAGAGAACATGACCATACCCAATAGTCCAGATGTGAGCAGGACAAAGATAGGGCTTTGACATGCACCCTTCAAAGCGATGCATCAAATCAAGACCTTTCTTGCTTGTCTTCATTTCTTAGAGAAGGCTTGTGTACCAAACCAGAAGGCAATGATGGAAGACAGAATGATCATCTCATCGTCAGTGAAGGCTTGGTCAATAACGGTGAGGAAATCCAGACCTTCAGACCAACCCCACCAAATAATGGCGGCATTGATGGCAACAAGCTCAAGAACAAAGATGAGGGTGACAACAGGTCTGATGCTGGCTCTTAAGTTTGTTACCCACAAACTAGCTCCTTTGCCAATAGCAATGTCGTGGGCCAGCAAAGCCTTCTGATGATCTACCGTAGCTTCTTGTTGTCGAATGCTGGCATCAACCTGCATTTGATCTGTTCTGATTTCTTCGACGCGGGCTTGAGCAGCAAAGCCTTTCTCCATCAATTGAAGCTCTTTGTCATTCTGCATACGAGCTAGAGTAATTTCATGCTTCTTATCTTGTCTGTCTTGGAAGAAATCCAGCAGCTTAGGCAATCCTCCCATTAAGAAAGACAACACAGTTGATAACAGGCTCATCATAATTCGTTTCCTTTCAAATGAGTGAGAATGAAGTCTGAGATGACGTAGATGAGGTAGGAACAAAAGATGATGATAGACACCATAAACGTATTTAAAGCCATCTGTTTGCGTTTTTCTGCTTGAAGATGTTCTTGACGTTTACGTCTTGTTTCAATCTTCCTACGTTCCTCTATCATCTCTCTGTAGGCACCTTGTCCGTACCTATAAAGTATCATTGTCCTAAGATCACTCTCTTGCTCTTCAATCTTCTTACGTCGCATCAATGCTTCCAAGGCTTCCTGTTCAACAGAGCCTTTATGAAGCAGCTTCTTGAATAACGAAGGATTGCTGGCTTCTTCTTCAGCCTTCTTTACTTCTGCACAAGCACCAAACCACTTACCCAACTGGGATGCCATGCCTTCGATTTCTTGTCCTAGTTCAATGCCTCTTTTGATGGCGTTGTAGGCAGCAGTGGCAGCAGCAAAGGCGCTAACAGGATCTATCACGATGTTAAGTCTTTATAGATGGTGTAGAGTTTGTGTCCAATCATCAACACTGTGTAGATAAGGGTTGCCCATAGCAACAATTCTGACACTTGGTAACCAGCCAACGTCGCTAATGACACCGTTGCTGGTGGAGCAGCCTTAGCAATAAGGACAGCACCAGACTCTGCTGCTTGTTGTGAAGACGACATAAACACTACCTTCTATCATTGGTGCTATATTCAACCGTAAAGGATTGAATGACATAGGGTGGGATGTTAGTGTTGGAGACAAACTTCAACGACATCGATTCACCATTACCAATCAGCAGAGTCTCATAAGAAGGGCTTGTGGTGTCGCCATAAGTCGATGATGTTGTTCCCAAGACAACACTGGGTGGCTGAATAACGTCGCTCTTGTTGTAGTTGAGTAGAGTGTCAACAGTGGTGGTGACGTTTCCTTCAGGCTCAACAGTGAGAGTGAGCTTGAGGAAGTTCTTACGCATCTTCGGATCGTTGAAGGTGTAATAGGGAGTGGAGTAGGTGGCGATGATGTTGGTGCCGTCAAAGGTGTTGCCACTATTCATTAGATAGATGTATCTAGCAGTGATGCCTGTACCCCTAGCTGTGAACACTGTGATATCAGCAATAGAATCGTGGTAGACATCGCTTACTTTCATGCCTTTTAGTGTTGACCACTGAATTTCAGAAGGATTGAGACTAACCTGTGCTGCAATAATTCCAAAAGAATCAGCAACAGCAACACTTGTGTTATCTTTGAATATTCTGTATTGACCTAAACTAGGAATGAAAATACTCGGATAGTAACTATCAGCAGCTGGTAAACCACCAGCTAACAATGTTTTTATTTCTGTCTTGATGGTATTAGAGACAACGCTGAGCCCTAACCCACTTTGTTGATCTGTATCAGCAAGTCTAGAAAGACCTGTATTAGACAAGAACATTACATCGCCGTTGATTTCCTGAATAGAACGCCCATCAACACAGCCTGTGTTTTCGGTAACTATCTCAAGATTGAAGTTTTCTGCTGAAGATCCTGTGATTCTGTAAATACTATCTCGACAGAAAATGATGAGACTGTCTCGCAAAGCCTTTAAACCTACAACAGCCTTGTTCAATGTTATTTCTCCTGCGCCGTTAGCAGGAGAATAATCATATTCATTGTAAGGAGCAGAAAAATAAAGACCAACATCAGAGCCCCAAAACATATGATTTTTGTAATACTCTACAGCATACAAAGTTCTATATGTCGGACTAATTCTGTCGTATAAATCAGAGACAGGTCTATAATATCCTTGTCCAAACAGAACGTATGGCTCATCTGTTAGATTTGTAACAGCAACGCCATTCACGTATTTCGTGAAAGAATAGGCAGAAAAATTTTTAACAGAATATCTAGATATCCAGTATACAGGGGCATTATCAGAGGGACTTGCTGGTAATGACGGATAAATATTTACAGTGCATGTTCCAGATGATAGAACATAAGAACCTGATGTTACAACATAAGTCTCAGGGGTTGTGCCATTACTTGCCCCAATCCAAAAAGTATCACCAGGGCGGGGAACACTGAGCAAGTCTTTTATTGCTAATGTAGATCCTGTTTGACCGCCGCCGTTTACTTTTGCAAAAATGCTAGAAGTCCCAAACGTATTGGAATTAAAAAGGTACAGAGGAACATATCCAGAATTATGTTGGAATCTATAAATATTGTTATATTTTCCAAAGACATAAGCGAAAGAAATATCGCCTAAGGTTATCACCGGATAGTTGTCACTAGACGATGGGTTAGCTGTGAATTCAAGTTTTGCTCTAGCGGCTACGTTTGCAGCTAGGGCAGGTGAGAAGGCTAAAGTACCGTGAGTGTCGCTATAGTATCCAGCAGATGTAAAAGAAACAACGGTGTAAGTAGTGGTGTCGTTAGGCACCTTAAAAGTGGCACCAGCGCCATACAAAAGACCAGCAGTAAAATTCCAGTTTCCTATTACCATTGATGTAGCACCAATGGAATATGCCTGTTGTGTATAAGCAGGGGGTATCGCTGGAATAGGTACTGTGCTATATTTAATGTACCCATTGATGCGTCTATACCCACCTTCAACAGACGGCTCAAAGTTCTCAAGCTCTCTAGCGCTTCCAGGAAATTGATTGCTCTGAGCCAACTGAGGCAGGTTCGTCACCAACCCACCAGAGCACGCTACAGGAAAACTCTCAATTCTGTCCATATCAGCCAAGCCTCGGACCAGCAATGAAGAACGGGCCTGTAGCTACATAGGTCGATGTCAGATACTCATACTTGTTAATGAGAACTGTTCTCATTCTCTTGATGCCTTCATCAAACTTAGTCTTTGACAACGTAGCAGCTTGTTCATTCCCTCTGAACATATACGAGTGATACATAGCGCCGTCTAAGACGACATGCTTATATCTCTCAGGAACAAAGGGAACATCGTCATACTTCTCAAGATCAACAGGAATACGATAGTATTCGTAGACGAGTTTGTACGCTTCCTTTGGTGGAGGTACGACGATGTATTCTTGTGACGGAGCGTTGCAGACTCTGCTGGGAACATTTCTGATGCTGGTGTCAGAAGAATATTCTTGGTCTACATAGTGCTTCAGATAGTCATCATATGTCAGCACTTCCAGCTTCGTTGTCTTGTTGCCAAAGGTGTTGTCTTCTTTGACTCTGAAGCTATCAAAGTCAAGAGAGCCAGCATCAATAGGAAAAGCATATCTGCTTGTACCAGCCGTCAACGTCTCTTCTGTGCTGACATGATTGAAAGGCCATTCAAAATGGCTTTGGTTGATGTCACGCAGAGAAGCATTGATGGCATCTTTGCATTGAGCATACCAACCCTTAGCCGTAGCAAAAGTCGCTGAAGTGAGTTCAACCTCATTCAGCTTTCTGTTGACAGCGTTGACAAGTTCAAGGTAGTTGTATGCCATTAATTTTCCTTGATGTTGAGCTTGATGACACGCTCAGCAATAGATCCACTACTGTCGGTGATACGACAATAGATTTTGTATTCTTTGTTTACTGTGCCTAAGCCAAGGTTGATGGTGGCAACAGTGGTTGTAGCTGTCTGTGACACGTTCTGAAGACCGTTGACAACATCAGTAGCATTGAAGGCTGTCTTAGCGCCAGAGGCGTTGTCAACGAACCAAGCAACAGATGAAATAGTGACGCCAGTGCCTAGCCATCTAGACCAGTCTACGCTGTAGTCCAAGATTTCATCAGGGTCTTTGTTGGGCCATTTATACGACATAGGATTTCCTTAGCCTGGTGTTATAAAAGTAAACACTACTTTTGTCAACTTAAGCCTACAGAGGCTCTTCGTTCACTAGAAGATGTTGTTCTATCGGAAGTGACATAGACAATGCGCTGCTGTTGTGGAATCAACACCACTCTGATGTCTTTAGAGCCTACATAGACAGTGCGTAGTCTTTCATACAGCTCTTTAACAGCTTCATAGTCAAAGGAGGTGTTGACTACTGCTTCATTACCCAACGCTGTAGTGCCTACAACACCAGCAGCAAACGCCTGAGCCTTGGCAATGACAATGACGGTTTGAACGAATGCTGTAGCGCTTACACCTACAACATCGAAGCTGTCGTTGGTGATGAAGTCTACATTGCCTACAGCGCCTGTAGCGCTAACGCCAACAGCACTAACATTGGCTGTTGTATCAACTGTCTCATCACCTAAGGACGTTGTAGCGCTAACACCTGTTGTCGTTGCTGTGATGGGAATAGAAGCAACAGCGGTGCCTAAGGAGATGGTAGCGCTAACACCAGTGACGCTGATGTTGGCATTGGTGATGTGGTCTACGTCTCCAATGCTTCCATTAAGGATGTTGTCATTGGGATAGGCATTAGCATCAGCAGTGACAACTTCGTTGCCTAATGTTGTTGTAGCGCTAACGCCTGTGACATCAACAACAGCATCTGCTGTGACAACAACAGAGCCTACAGCGCCTATAGCGCTAACACCAACAGCACTGACATTGGCTGTGGCGATGACAGCAACAGAGCCTAACGTTGTTGTGGCACTGACGCCTGTGATGTCTACAACAGCCTTAGCAACAACAACTTCATCGCCTAATGTCGTTGTAGCGCTAACGCCTGTAACATCTACTACAGCCGTACCCGTGACAGCAACAGAGCCTGTAGCGCCTGTAGCGCTGACACCAATGACGTTAGCTATGGTGTAAAAGGCGATGGTAACAGTGCCAACAGAGACGGTGGCGCTGACGCCAGTGACACCAAAGATGTTGTTGGTGATAAAGCCTACAGTGCCAATAGCGCCTGTAGCGCTGACACCAACAGCAGCAACGTTGGCATCACCAGCGACAGCAACAACGCCTGTGGCACCTGTAGCGCTAACGCCTGTGACGTCTACGACAGCATCAGCTTCAACAGTAACAGAGCCAACAGAGACGGTAGCACTGACACCTGTGACACCAAAGGTGTTGTTGGTGATGAAGCCTACAGTGCCGACAGAAGCTGTAGCGCTAACGCCTGTCACAGGTACTAACGTTACAAAGACAACAGTGACGCTACCAACAGCACCTGTGGCACTGACGCCTGTGACGTCTACAGAAGCTCCTACGTTGACGTTGACGTTACCAACAGAACCTGTAGCGCTGACACCAGTGACATCAACGCTAATGCTAGCGCCACCAGCAGCTTCAAAGAGCCAACCAAAGGAGCCGTTGTTGGTGCTATTACTACCAGCGTACCAGTTGCTCATTAGAATGCCCTAACGCCTGTGATGGTGAGATAGTCAACATCGGCTGCTGTACCAGAGCCTGTGTGGACTAATGTGCATGGAGATGAGGCAGAACTCCCCGTCAGCGTCAACACTCTACCGGCTTCACCAGTGGCAGTGAAGCTGCCGACACGCTGTGTCGTTGTGCTAAAGGCAATGGTGGTGGCACCAGTGGCGCTGTAGGTGTTGGTGATGTTGGCGAAGGTGTTGTTGCCGCTGATGGTCAGAGTGCCTGCGCCGCCTTGGTTGAGGGTGATGTCGGTGTAGGCTACGCCGCCGCCTGCGAAGGTCTTGGCAGATGCTGAGGTGAGGCTGATGGTGCCGGTGCCGGTGACGGTGAGGTTTGTGGATGTACCTGTATCCCACCCGTTATTGCCTGCAATTGTCCATGTTCCAGCACCAATAGCTATAGTTCTAGTATTTGCGTTATTGGATGATACACTAGAGTTGGTTGCTGAAGAAAGCGTGACGTTATAGCCATTAGCGTC